CCGTGAGCACGAACGAGTCGCCAACAGACAAGCCGTGGTTGGCGTTGATCGTGAGGCTGACGGCACCCGTCGTGATATTATAGGTGCCGGAGCTGATCGTCGCCGCAGCCGGGTAGGTGCCGGAGCTGATCGTCGTCGTCGAGTAGGGCTCCAGCTGCTGATTGACGAAGTCCCAGGAGACCTTCTGGGTGATGACGCCACCCTCGAGATTCACCAGGTTCGGGCTGCACTTCACCGCGATCCGGGCGCCGGAGCCCATGCGATAGAAATTCACCTGACCATAGCTCGGGATCAGCGGAACCGGGCTGCTGGGGTTGTTCACCGCCGCGTAGTTCTGGTCGAAGACGCTGAACCCGGTGAGCTGCCCCGCCGTGTTCGCGGTGATGTTCGTTGCACGGGTGATAACCCCACCAAGAACATCTCGCGGGTGGCCCGCGACCCCCGGAACGGCCTCGCTGATCCCGACGCCGCCCCACATCGGGATGGTCTCGGTGACGGCAAGAACGCCGCCCGCCAGGGAGTTCCGGATCGCGGGCTGGTCCAGGGCCGTTCCCTGAATATAGCCCACGCTCTGGACATTGAAGCTCCCGAGTGCATTCGTCGTGCCATAGGGACTGTTACCAATTGTGGCTACCATAACTGTAGTTCTCCTCTAGGCGACTGACGACGCCCCCTGATGTTGCCTTACCGAGCCGAGTCGGTCCGGACGCCCGTGACGCGTGCCGACGGACGCCGCAGCCCCTGAATGAAGGTGTTGCGTCCGCGGAACTCGAAGCTCCGCAGCCCCGTCACCGGGTCCGTCTTTGTGATTTGCAGAAGCCGGTCGGCCGGAAGCTCCGTTGGGTCTCGAGCCGCCACCTGGGCGTCGGCGTAGATCCGGCGCTCGGCGATCGGGAGCGTATGAACATCGATCGCGTGAAGGTCGATCTCACGCCAGTCGGCCGAGTGCTTCTGCACACCTCGCAGCAGGCGTCGACGATACGCCAGCGACGTCTCCCCGTTCATCGGAGCGGGAGCCCCGCCCGGAACCGCCAGCTCGCGATAGACGCCGTCGGCCCGCGCCTGGGCCTCGGACTTCGCGTCGCGCTCCTCGGGGCTGTCGACCTTGACGAAGTCACCGAGGTGCGTCCGGATCTTCTCGTCGATATTCCGGTCCTGCGAGTCCCGGCGGGTCGCGTCGTCGCGCTCCTGCTTCGCCTTGTCCTCGGCATCCTTCCGGCGAGCGTCCATGCGATCCTTCCGGCTCTTTCGGGCCTTATCGGCGGCGACCTCGCGGGCCTCGCCCTCCTTCTCAAGCGCCTCGCGCTCGGACGCCTCGTCCGCGTCGTCCTTGGCGCAGGTCTCGGCGTCGTCCTTCATCCACTGAGCGTGCTCGGCGTCGCGACGGGCCGCGTCGGCCTTGCGCTCGGCGTCCTCGCGCTCCTGCTCCGATGCCTCGGCGTCCTTTCGGGCCTTCTCCTCGGCGTCGCGACGGGACTTGTCCGCCATCTCCATGGCGTCCATGCGCTTGTTCATGGAGTCAAGGCGACTCCCCATCGAGTCCAGGTGCGATAGCAGCTTGTCGAGTTTCTCGCCTGCATCGGCATCACGACGCGCGGCGTCCTCGCGAGCCTTCTTCTCTTCCTCTTCCGTCATTAATCGGGTCCTTTCGCTGTCGGCTCGCGCGAGCGAGTCTGTTCTAACCCCTCTCGGGTCGTCGCCCTTGTCCCACACCCCAAGCTCGCAGATCGCTATGTGGTCGAGAAGAATCGGGCGTCCCTCGACCAGGAGCACGCTTCCGTCCTCCAGGGTCACTTTGCTGCTGTCGACGTCCTTCAAAACCACGGCGGGCGACGTCGACAGCCCGTCCTTCTGCATCATATCGGCGGCGGCATCGTCGTAGATTTTCGCCACCCCCCAGACCTCGTCCCCCTGAATATAGGGGAGCAACACCGAGCCAACGATCCGGTCCTGGAACTCCGCGCTATCGAGCGCGGCCTTGGAGGGGTGCTCCCAGATCACGCTCAGTCCGGCGCAGCGCGCAAGGAATTCGTCGTTAAGATAGATACTCGGGTCCCGCCAGACGTGTTCGTTAAGGCTGCGGCGATAGGCCCGCCCCGTTCCCGTGATCCGTATATCGAAGAGCCACACGTTTTGGTATCGCTGTGGACTCGTAAGTCGACCCGAGGCCATCGCCCGCGCCACGCCGAGCTCGTCCATCGACAGGCGCTGAATAGCCACCAGGCAGCCCGGATGCATGGGCTCCGGCAGCTCGCCGACGCTCGCCCAGGCCCACCCGGTATGCTCCCCATTGACCCTGGGCGCGAACTCCTCGTCCACTCGCTGAAGGAACGTCGTGTAGTCCACCGTCTCCCCATTGGGGTCGGCGGATATGGTCTCCGGAACGCTCGTCTGCGTCAGGGACCGGGTGAGAACCGTCCGGGTGCCGGGGGGTAGGTTGCCGAGCTCCTCGACGGTCTCCCGCTCGGCGCATGCCTCGATCGTCTCGTCTGGCTCCTGCCGTCCACCGGGGAAGCACCAGGCCCCCGGATAGTCGGAGCCGTTTCCTCGCTTTAGGAGGAGAACCTTCTCGTCGCTGGTGAGGAACAGGATCCCGGAGGCTACGATCGTCAACTCGGTGGCCTCCTCTTCACATTATCCAACAACAAACCGGACTAGGTCCCAGAATCCCAGTAGGATGACCGCTATCGCCAGCCAGACTAGGCAGCGATCCCGCGCGCCGCGTCCAGTTCCGCCCGTCCCCGCTCCGTGAGCATGGCGTCCGGGAGTCGGCCGATACTGTGGATCCATTGATACTGGCATCGGCAGAAGACCTCTTCACCCGGCTTCGTGATATCGTCGGTATATCCCTCGGTCCCGACTTTCACCAGTCCCCGATCGAGGGCCCAGTTTCCCCTGACCATATAGAACTGACCATCCCGCTCCCGGTGATCCGGCCGATAGTCGTAGTTCGCCTGACGCCAGTTGGACCGCCATACCCCGGCGATCGCCCCACCGTCCGTGGCGAGGATCTCGCTGATATTCGCAACCAGCTTGTGTCCCTGATCAATTGCCACCCGCCGCTCCTTGAAGGGCAGGCTTCTCAGGGGCTTCCTGATGTCCGACTTCACCTCGCGCCGATCGACCGCATCACTTCCTCCGGGCGGTATGCTCGTGGACCATCCCGCAAAGCGGCGCAGGGTCGTGCTCACGGCCTCCTCCCGGTTCACCCGGATGAGGCTCGCCGCCGCGAGGATCCGTCGGTCCAGCTCCGCCCTGAGCCTGGGGGATATCCGCTCCAGCGTAAACCTCTCGATCCCAGCGTGGCGACGAAGAATCCCGCCCCGCTCGACCTTCTCCCGGTAGAGCGCGCGCAGCGTCGCGGCGAGGTGGCGACTCAAGTCGGCTTTGCTCAGCATTGAGCGCTGCGCCGCACCCCTCAGTTTCTCGATCCAGTAGGCCACGCGCTCGGGACTGTCGTAGCCCCGCTCGCAAAGATCAATGACAGCAGCGGTCAGGACCTGATAGAACGTCTCGCCGTAGAACTGTGATCCAAAGTCATCAGGAGGCGGCAATCGACCTGATCCTTCTTATTGCACTATCCGCCGCCGCGAATGGCTTCGGGGGCTTCGGCTCGGCCGCGCCTTCTCCAAGACCGCCCTCCTCGGCCACGGGCGGCTCGTATTCCTCAAGCGACTCGAAGTCGATGTCGAGCGGAGCCTCGAACAGATCCTCCAGCTCGTTGAAGTTGCGCTGAAGCCAGCGGATCACCTCAACCCGGTTCGGCGGATCCATCTCCGGAAGCAGCACCTCGACGACGGCGATCATCGCCTTCATCTTCGCGTCCGCGACCTTGATCTTCTCGCTATCCGGCTCCTGGATCATGGAAGGCCAGCTGGCCTTGAACGAGTTCTTCCACTCGAAGAAAACGTCCTCGTACTTCCGGCCGCCATAGTCCCCCGGAAACTGCTCCTGGAGCGTCGCGAAAAACTCCGGATTCCAGGCCCGGTGCATCACGATGTCGTCGAACCACGTGTAAACGTGCGTCAGCTCGCGGCGAACCCCCTCGATGTAGCGGGCGACATTCTTCGCGTCCTCGGTTCCCTCACCAAAGCCCGCGACGTAGGTCTCGCTGTTGATGATGATCGCGGGCATATCGGCCGCTGCCGCGATGTTGTTAATAATATTCTTCCGCGAGGTCTCCAGGGAAGTGTTCACGTTAACAAGATCGATCGCCCCGATATCCTCCTCGGTTGTTATGGAGATCACGTTTCCGGTCTCGGACTCCTTCACCAAGTCCCGCTTGCCCGCAAACATCTGCTGCATGATATTGCTGACGATGGATCCCGCCGCCTTCATCTTCGCGACGATCACTCCGCACTTCGTGGCGACCATCTCGTCGGCAATCATCGTCTTTACAAACGACTTCAGCGGGAACAGCGCCCGCTGATAGACCGACCGGCCCACGTATCCGAACGACGCGCTCGTGTAGTCCAGGTAGATGGGCTTCTCGTTCATCAGTATCACGGAGCGCGATCTGTGATACGGCTGACCCGCCACCGTGATGGCGCGGGTCTTCAGGAAGTCCATCGAGTTTGGCTGCAGGTTCCCGACAAGGGAGCCCGCCGTGTTCAGCGGATCCAGGACGCTGAACGATATCTCGTAGTCCGCCAGGCGCCGATAGTCCAGCGCCACGTCCGTCGGGAGCTGCTCGGTGGACCCCGGCTTCCGCG